AATTGGTTTTCAGATAACGTCTTTTGTCATACACTTACGGTATGTGACTTTAAGCATTTTGTTTCAAGGAGTTACGTTCACCACGCAGGCAGTCAGACGGTGGGCAAGGACGACTCCAAGAATCTCAAGGAGGCCGCGAAATGGCTGTGGAAAAACGAACCAGGGATAGCAAAGCATTACCGTCTCCCTACCGAATGAAAGTGCCTCCTGTGCCTATCCGTTACGACAGGAAAGTAGGCATCCCCTTACAACCACAAAAGGCTAAAAAATGAAGGGCTTGCTTTCCCCTAAAGTTATGATTGTCCTTAAAGGCGAGGACGAGGAAAAAGACTCCGAGTGTCCGATAGCTACACAAGACATCGAGGTTAACCTCAAAAACCGTCAGAAGGCCATAGACAAGGCTCAGTACGGGCCACTTAACCCTAACGAGCCTAACAGCCAATACTGGCGTGACATGGGCTCTAGGTGGCGTGTATCCGGTGAGCAAGCCAAGAAGTCTCGTTGCGGTAACTGCGCTGCCTTTAACCAAAAGCAGTCTATGCTTGACTGTATCGAGGAAGGTCTAGGCGAGGAAGATGATTGGTCAGCGGTTGACGCTGGCGATCTTGGTTTCTGCGAGATCTTTGATTTCAAGTGCGTTGCGCTTAGAACTTGTGCAGCATGGGTTACAGGTGGGCCAATAACTGATGAGGAAGGCTATGAAGAAAACGAAAGCGGAAAAGAAGATCTCGAAAGTGATGACTGAGTTTGGTAAGGGTAAGTTGCACTCTGGAAGCAAAAAAGGCCCAGAGGTAACAAACCCTAAGCAGGCTATCGCTATTGCCTTATCTGAGGCAGGGAAGGCCAGGAAAAAGTGACTTCCGCTTGGACTCGCAAAGAAGGCAAGAACGTTAAGGGCGGTCTTAACGAGAAGGGTAGAAAGTCTTACGAGGCTGCTAATCCTGGTTCTAACCTGAAGGCTCCGGTTAAAAGCGGCGATAACCCGCGCAGAGCGAGTTTTCTAGCGAGGATGGGTAACATGCCAGGGCCGGAGAGAAAACCTGATGGAAGCCCTACCAGACTTCTTCTGAGCCTAAAAGCATGGGGTGCAAGTTCCAAGGCTGATGCAAAAGCAAAGGCTAAGGCTATTTCTAGTAGAAACAAGACAAAGTAATCTGTTGCAAACAAACAACGAATGGACACTAAACAATCTGAAGATACTGAGAAAAAGATTCCACCGGCTGCTGGCAATGGGAGGCCAAAGGGTTCGCCTAACAAGTCCACTGCTGCGGTGAGGGAAGCCATTGCGAAAATGGCTGAGATGAACGCTCCGAGGTTCGCAATGTGGCTGGATGAAGTGGCTCAGAAGAGCCCAGAGAAGGCTTGCGACATCTACTTGAGAGCAATCGAGTACCACATACCTAAATTAGCGCGAACAGAGGTAACGGGAACTGACGGTCAACCTGTCCAAATGCAAGTGTCATGGGCGCAACCCGAATAGTCATACCGTATGCGCCAAGGGAGCAGCAGCTAAAGATCCACAATGCGCTATCAGACAAGCGTTTTGCTGTTGTTGTCGCGCACAGGCGTATGGGAAAGTCAGTCAGTGCTGTCAACCATCTCATCAGAGCAGCGATAGAAAACAACAAGGAGGCTCCGAGATATGCGTTCATCGGGCCTACCTATTCCCAGACCAAACGAGTTATCTGGGATTACCTCCTCAAATTTACCCAGCCCCTCAACGCCACTGCGAATATTGCGGAGCTGCGGGTTGATTTCTGGGGCAGAAGGATTCAGCTTGCAGGATCTGATAACCCAGACTCCCTGCGAGGACAGTATTTCGATGGCGTTGTATTCGACGAATTTGGCGATCAAGACCCGCGTATCTGGTCGGAGGTGGTTCGTCCAGCCTTGTCCGATAGGATGGGATGGGCCTTATTCCTTGGAACCCCAAAAGGCGCAAATCACTTCAAGACCTTAAGAGACCATGCAGCAGAGCATAACGATTGGGCCATGCTCGAGTTCAGAGCGTCAGAGACAGGTCTTATCCCTCAATCTGAACTCGACGCTGCTCGATCAGAAATGGGAGACGATAAGTACCTACAGGAGTTTGAGTGTTCCTTCGACTCAGCTATCGAAGGTGCGTACTACGGGCAAATTCTTAATGAGTTACCGTCTGAGCGATTCGGAGAGATCCCAAGGGATGGCATAGCCAAGACTTATGCAGCATGGGACTTAGGGATAGGCGATTCCACTGCTATCTGGGTCTGTCAGAGGGTGGGCTTAGAAACAAGGCTTATCGACTTCGTTGAGAACCACGGGCAGGGCTTGGATTGGTATGTGAACTGGCTCAGGACGAACAACTACGAGCTTGCAGAGCAATTACTTCCGCATGACGTACAGGTTAGGGAATTAGGCTCAGGTAGATCAAGACTCGAACTTCTACAAGAGGCAGGCTTAAACATCACGATAGTCCCAAGGATGGGTGTGGACGATGGGATACAGGCCGTAAGAAGGCTGATTCCTTACTGTTGGTTCGACCCTAAGACTAAGCGCGGTGTGGACGCGCTACGCAATTATCGGAGACAATACGATGATAAGCGTCAAGTCTACTGGGATAAGCCTCTTCACGATTGGGCATCTCATGCAGCAGACGCATTTCGGTATTTAGCGGTTGGAATGAATGAGACAACAAGTTGGTCCAAGCCTCTGAAACCTAACGTATCTTGGGTGGTCTAAATGGATGATGGTCGGCTAAAAGCAATCCTACAAGGCGAGATCGACAACGCCATTGGTTTCTTAGAGACAGAGACCGTCGAGCAACGCAAGAACGCACTTACCGCGTACATGAGGGACCCGTACGGTAACGAGGTCGAGGGCAGGTCTGCGATCGTAACGGGTGAGGTTGCAGAGGCTGTGGACGGGATGCTGCCTCCTCTTATGCGTCTCTTTACCTCTGCGGATCAGATCGGTGTTTTCGAGCCTGTAGGGCCAGGCGATGAGCCATTAGCAGAGCAGGCTACCGAATACTGCAATTGGGTGCTGATGAAACAGAACCCAGGTATTGCGATCATGCACGATTGGTTTAAGGATGCGATCCTTCAGAAGGTCGGGGTGCTTAAGGCTTATTGGGATGACTCCATTTCTGTCACAAAGGAGCAGTACGCTAACCTGACAGACGATGAGCTAGCAATGGTCATGTCTGACGGGACGATGGAGATCGCAGCACAAGAGACGATAGAGCAAGATATAGACGGTCAAGTCATGCGGGTGCATAACGTAGCACTTATGCGTAAGACCAAGGCAGGAAAAATCAAGATCGAGAACGTGCCTCCAGAGGAGTTCCTGATCTCTAAGGCAGGAAAAACCGTAAGAGATACGCCTTTCGTTGCACACAGGAAACTCATCACAAGGTCTGATCTTGTGGCAATGGGGTTCGATGCTGAGATCGTGATGAACTTGCCGGTCTACAACGACCTTGAGTTTTCTGCTGAGTACATCGCTCGATATAACCGCGATGAACAGCCCTACATGGAGCCAAGTCTCGATAAGTCCATGCAGACGGTTGAGGTTTTCGAGTGCTACCTAAAAACAGACTACGACGGAGACGGGATTGCAGAACTTAGACGGGTTCACTTTTCTGGGAATGAAATCCTAAGCAACGAGGAAACCGACTATGTGCCGTTTTACACCCTCTGCCCTATTCCGATACCTCATCGCTTTTTTGGCGATTGCCCTGCTGATCGTACAGTCGATCTCCAGCTTATCAAGACTACTCTAACGAGGCAGATGCTTGATAACCTGTACCTACAGAACAATACCAGGATGGGTGCTGTCGAAGGTCAGGTCAACCTCGATGATCTTTTAAGCGTTACTCCTGGTGGTGTGGTCAGGATGAAGAACCCTGGTGCACTCGTTCCCATTCAAGTCAATCCTGTTGCCCAGCAGGTATTCCCGTTCATGGAGTACCTGGATTCCATACAAGCCAAGCGTACGGGCGTTACAGAGGCTTCTCAAGGGTTAGACCCCAACATCCTGCAGAACGTGACTGCTGCGGCCATAGCAGCCCTTACTCAGGCCTCACAAGGCAAGATCGAGTTAGTCGCTAGGATCTTCTCCGAAACAGGCGTAAAAGATCTATTCAAAGGACTCTTACACCTACTATGCAAATATCAGGACAAAGCAGTCATCATTCGGATGCGCGGCCAGTATGTTCAATACGATCCGCGAGAGTGGTCGAACCAGTACGATGTGTCAGTGAATGTCGGACTTGGTACGGGGAACATCGAGCAAAAGATGGCGATGCTGAGTATGGTTCTTGCAAAGCAAGAGCAGATCATTCAGACGTACGGCCCGAGCAATCCTTTAGTGTCTGTCTCTCAGTATCGTGCGACGCTCGGAAAGTTGATTGAGGCAGCAGGCTTTGCAGACTCCGCTGAGTTCTTCAAGCAAGTCACTCCGGAAGTAGATGCTGCGCTTGCACAACCTCCTCAACAAGGCCCAGATCCCGCCGTACAAATGATGATGGCGCAGGCTCAAGCGGATATTGAGATCAAGCGTCAGAAAGCTATGGCCGACATTCAGCTAGCAAGAGAGAAGGCTTTGGCCGAGCTAGAACTTAAGCGTATGGAGTTTGAAGCAGAGGCGCAGATGAAGGCTATGAAAGTCGGCGCAGGCATTACGTCTAACATTGAGATACCAGGATAAATTATGGCTATTCCTGCACTACCTAGCGCGTGGTCTACTTATAACGCGAGCCAAAAGGTCAACTGGTTTCTTAATAACGGGGTAACAACATACGATTTATTGCAAGCCGGATGGATTACGTCTGCTGATGTTCCTTGGTTTGAGGCTCAAGGCATGGGTTCTGGTGAACCTCCTGCGCCACCACCAGTACAGCAAGACCCTGTTTATTACGATCCTGAGCCTGTTTATGAGGAGCCTTACTACGAGGAACCCGTTTACCAGGAGCCTGTGTATACACAACCTGTATACACACCTCCACCTGCTCCGGTCTACAACATTTATGGCTTGCAGTGGGATTCTGCTGCGCCTTTGTCTACTAAACAAGGCTACGTCCAAACGCTTTTGCGGGCAGGTATTACAGGCGACCAGATCAAGGCAAAGATTGCTGAGTTAGATCCTGCCAACGCTAACCAAGCGGCGTATGATCTGCTAGGTATTCCAACGCCACCTCCTCCACCAAGTACATCTACATCGACAAGCACTTCAACGGGATTACTGGGGACTGAGGCAACGAACACGTCTACGAGTCTGCTTGGGTCTACAACGAGCGCTCCATCAACCACAACAACCTCGACAACTTCAACAACTCCAACCTCGACAGCTCCAACCTCGACAACTCCAACAACGACAGCTCCCACGACTACAGCCGCTCCTGTTTATGATTTTTATGGATTACAGTGGGACTCTGGTTCTTCGTTGGCAACCAAACAAGGCTACATCCAAACCTTACTCAACGCTGGGATTACGCCTCAACAGATAAAAGCTAGGATTGCTGAAGTAGATCCAGCAAACGCAACGCAAGAAGCGTATACCGCGCTTGGTATACCTGCTGACGCTCCCAGAAACACGTCTCAAGACGCTGTGACGCTAATGGCGGCGCAGTTAGGTCTTGGGTTGCCTGCTGAGTGGCAGTATTACACCGGCCAGGACAAAGTTAACTGGTTTAACGCCAACAAGGTTACCGCGCAAACACTAAGGGATTACAAGGTTCCTGAGTCAGATATTGCAGAAGCGGTTAGGTTAGGCCTCGGACAGACAACAGCACCTCCTCCGTCTTGGCAGCTTCCCACTGGTATGACGCTTCCTGCTAACTGGAATCAATTTACGGGCGAACAAAAGATTGACTGGTACAACCAGAATAAAGTCACAGCAGACATGCTAAGGGCAATGGGTGTTCCAGAGTCAGACGTGCAAGCGTCTATTGCAATGGGTCTAGGGCAGACAACCACGCAACCTCCTGCTGGTACGACTCAACCTCCGAGTACGTTCAACCCTGCTGATTACCTGCCGCCGACGTTTAACCTGCCTGCGACTAACTTTGTGCCTTTTGCTACAGGCGGCGGTCAGACAAGTCTTGCTGCTCCTACTACAGGGTTCTTCTACAAGACAACACCGACAGAACAAGTTCCGTTCCAGTTCCAGTCTGGTGCTGCTGGCTACACAAACCTACGTCCCATGACGCTAGAGTTTGGAGTGCCTCAGAATGTATCTCAGGTGCAACAGTTTCAGCCTGGATACTTTAACCAAACTGCACTCCTTCAAAACTACGATTGGGCCAAGACCAACACGCAGTTAGCAGAGCAAGCAGCGCAACAGGCCCAGCAGCAGGCTAGCGAGCCAGTGCAGGGCGGTGCTATGGGTGGCAAGATCGTAGGCTTTACAGACTACGAGGAAAGGCCTGATAACGAGGTTGGCTACCAGAAAGGCGGGAAGATCCGGTCTTTACTTGGGCCTAATCCTGATGGGCCAGACGAAGGTTATGCCAAGCTACAGCGTGGTGAGTATGTCGTGCGTAGAAAGGCTGTAAACAAGTATGGCGAGGACTTCTTAGAAGCCCTCAACGAAGCAAGAATGCCTAAAGAGAAGCTAAAGAGCCTGCTATGACACAACGATGGGAACGAGCAAAAGCGTTACTAGGTGACGAGTTTCTGACGGAAATCTTCACTGAGTTGGAAAAAGACAACATCGAGCGTATTATCAACAGTAATCCTGACGACATTGACCTACGCGAGGAGTCATACGTGGCAATTCGTGCAGTGCGTCAGGTTAAGGCGCGTCTTGAATCTGTTGCCGCCGAAGGCGAGATAGTGAAGAGGCGATTTAAGATTTTTAAGTAGAGGTTAGTGTATGGAAAGCAGCAACCCGCAAGGGACTAGCTTGACAGTGGGACAGGCAGCAGATGCCTTCTTGGGTCTAATGGGTGGTGGCGAACCTCCTCCGGAGCAAGTTCAAGACCAAGCAGAAGAACAAGAGGTTGAGGCCAGTGAATCCGAGCATGAGGAAGCAGTAGAGGAAGCTCAGGAAGAGGAACAACGCTTTACGGTGAAAGCCGCTGGTGAAGAGCGTGAAGTGACCCTCTCAGAGTTGATCGAGGGCTACCAAAAGGGTACGGATTACCATAAAAAAACTAACGCGCTTGCTGAACAGCGTAAGTCCCTAGAGGCTGAGAAAGCCGCTGTAGAGCAAGCAAAGCAGGCGAGAGACGCATACTCGCAGCGTTTGCAGGCGATGGATCAGTTCTTAAGCCAACAAATGCGTGGCGAGGATATTGAAAGTTTGAAGGAAACCGACCCGATTGCGTATGCAGTCAAGGTCGCAGAGCAGACTAGGCAAAAAGAGCAAATTCAACAGATTCGTGCTGAACAGCAACGCATTGCGAGAGAGCAACAGGCAGAGCGTGAGGCGCATCTTGAGAGGCACTTAGCCGAAGAAGCGAAAAGGGTAGCCGAGGCAATCCCTGAGTATGCCCATCCTGAGAAGGGTGAGAAGGTTCGCTCTGAACTTCGTAGCTTTGCAAAGAGTATTGGTTACTCGGACACAGAGCTAGCAAATGCAACCGACTCTCGTGCTGTGTTGACGTTGTGGATGGCAAGTCAGTACCAGAAACTGCAAAAGGCAAAGCCAGGGGTAACCAAGAAGGTTGCCGAGGCTCCCAAGATGCTAAAGGCTGGTAATGCCACGGGTAAGACCATAGCAACAGAGGCAGCAAAACAGGACTTTGCGCGACTTAAAAAGACTGGTTCTCGACAAGACGCTGCAAGGGTTTTTGAACGATTTTTGTAATTTGGAGTAATCATGTCTGTTCCTTCAGGTACATACCAGACCTTCACGGCTATCGGTCAGCGTGAAGATCTAACCGATGTTATTTACAACATCAGCCCGACCGAAACGCCTATCCTTTCTTCGCTCGCTCGTACCAAAGCAACTGCTGTGTACCACGAGTGGCAGACGGATACCCTTGCCGCAGCAACCACCAACAACGCACAGGTTGAAGGTGACGACGCAACGGCAGCAACCATCAGCCCAACAACCCGTCTCGGTAACTATACCCAAATCGTTTCCAAGACGATCCAGGTGTCAGGCACGATGATGGCAGTTGATCTTGCAGGTCGTCGCGCTGAGAAGGCTTATCAACTCAGCAAGGCTTCGCAAGAGCTCAAGCGAGATCAGGAAACAATCATCTCTGCTAACCAGGGACGTAGCGCAGGTAACTCGTCCACGGCTCGCAAGATGGGTTCGCTTTTGTCTTGGCTCAAGACCAACTCGAACTACAACACCAGTGACGGTGCTAACCCCACCACCATCGGTGTTTCGACTCGTTCGGATGGCACGACTCGCACCTTCACTGAGGCAATTCTCAAGGATGGCGTTCAGCAGGTTTACACCTCTGGCGGTAGTCCCAAGATCCTCGTGGTTGGCCCTGCACTCAAGCAGACCGTTTCGGCCTTTGCAGGCATCGCAGCACAGCGTTACATGGCTCCTTCTGACGCACCGACGACCATCATCGGCGCAGCAGATGTGTACCTGAGCGACTTCGGTTCGATCTCTGTAGTTCCAGATCGTTTCGTTCGTAGCCGTGATGCGTTTATCCTTGATCCTGAGTATGCAGCGATTGGTTATCTGCGTCCCTTCCAGACCAACGAGCTTGCCAAGACTGGTGACTCGGAGAAAACTCAGATCCTTGCTGAGTTCACGATGGAGATGCGTAACGAGGCTGCTCACGGTATCTTGGCTGACCTCAAGACAGCGTAACAAAAACTGTGGTAAAAAAGAGGGAGGCGTAACAACCTCCCTTTTTTTATGCTCAAAACTAAATTTCACGTCACCGACGATCAGTATGTCTTTGAGAGAACTCAAGACATCACGGATATTGTCGAGCAGAACAAGGCACTCTATAACGCAACGGACGAGCGTGAGCGTTGGGGTGAGTGGACTCGATACGCTCAACTGCCATTTGCGGTGGTTGACGATCTAAATAAGCAAGGGATCATGCGAGGCTTTGCTGTCGCAGACGAGAAAAAATTCAGGGCGTGGATGAACGACCCAGAAAACAGACACTTTAGAACTCGACCAGGGAAAGTATGAAGATAGCCTTTTGTGTTCCATGTCGGGACACGATGATGACGGGTACTGCCTTCGACATGGCTCGGCTGGCAGCGTATGACGGGGCCAACAGATGTGCGACAACAGGAGGTTCTTTCCTCTTGTATACCGCCCCTGGAACGCTCATATTCAGTCAAAGAGAGTCTTTGGCTAAGGAAGCACTAGCAGACGGTGCGGAGTACATCCTGTGGGTGGACTCAGACATGAGGTTCCCCAAGAACACGTTAGAGAGACTGTTAGCCCACGGCGAAAAGATCGTCGGGGTTAACGCAGTCACAAGGCGCAAACCTGTTTTACCGACTGCAATCAACTTTCACCAAGACAAAGAGATCTTTGAGAAGATTGAGAGTCGAGGAAAGAAAGGTATCGAGGAGGTAACGGCTGTAGGTTTCGGGGTTGTATTGACCCATAAATCTGTGTTTGATGCTATGCCACAGCCGTGGTTTGATGTAGTATGGGGGGCGGGTGGTCTAATTGGCGAAGATGTGCATTTCTGCGTGAAAGCCTTAGACCACGGGATAAAGACTTTCGTGGATCACGAATTGAGCCTCGAAATAGGACACATCGGGACGCACGAATACCGGTGGAGCGATGTCGAATATGGCCCTAAGCACTTACAGCGAACTACAGACGACCATAGCTAATTATCTCTCACGAGATGATCTTACTTCCGCGATCCCTGACTTCATCCAACTCGCAGAGATTCGACTCCGTCGAGATCTACGCTTGCGCCAAATGCTTACGCAAGCATCGCTCACGGCGACTGGTGGAGTCTCGACAATTAGCCTCCCTAGCGACTTCCTGCAAGCAAGGGATGTGTACATTGACTCTGACCCCGACTTCCCTGTTACGTTCTCAACGCCGAGCATCTTTATTCGGAACGGTAGGACGAACCAAAGTGGTGTACCGACTTTCTACACTGTCCTCGGGTCTACGATTCAGTTTGCCCCAATTCCTGACAGCAATTACGACGTCAAGATACTTTACTATGCGGCCCCTGCGTTTCTATCTACAGCAGCCCCGACAAATCTCTGGCTTACGACCTGTCCGGATGCACTCCTCTACGGGTCATTGGGCGAGGCTGAACCTTATCTCATGAACGATCCCAGGCTACAGACCTGGGGTACGCTTTATGATCGTGCAATCTTCTCGCTCACAAGGTCTGACGAGGAGAGTCAGTATTCAGGTGTGCCGCTAACCATGACGGTAGCGAAGCGATGAGGGTTAACTTTGGGGAATGGTTACCGGATCAACCTGGGGTTGCTGGTGCGCTTGTAGACGCTAAGAACGTCATTCCTCAGCAAGTAGGTTATGGGCCATTGTCTACGCCTTCTGAGTGGTCAAATGCTGCTTCTGAGACGCTTAATTCTGTGGTTGCTGCTGCTGCTCCTAGCGAGGCTGTGACTGTCTTTGCTGGCGGTGATACCAAATTATTCAAGCTAGGGACGAACTTAGCCCTTACGGATGTCTCTAAGTCAGGTGGTTATACAACGCCTTCAGATCAGAAGTGGCGATTCGCTCAGTTTGGCAACCGAGTGATTGCAGCCAACGGTGGTGACAGACTTCAAGGTTACCTCATGGGTTCGTCTACTTTGTTTGCAGACCTTGGTGCTGCTGCGCCTAAGTCGAGGTATGTAACGACAGTCAGAGACTTCGTGGTTGCAGGCTTTAACAATGGTTCAACGATCTACCCTAATCGCGTGGAGTGGTGTGCGTTAGGTGACGAGACTGATTGGACTCCAGCAGCAGCAACGCAAGCAGACTACCAGGACATTCCTGATGGCGGGCATGTCAAGGGTTTGACTGGCGGTGAGTTCGGCATTGTGTTTATGGATCGTGCGGTGGTGCGGATGTCTTATGTTGGAAGTCCGCTTGTATTCCAGTTCGACACGATCTCTAGGGGTTTGGGATGTATGGAGCCCAACTCGATCATTCAGTACGTTGGGTCGAGCTTCTTTCTTTCTGACGACGGGTTCTATGTAACGAACGGACAAGAGGTTAAGTCTATTTCGGTTGAGAAGGTAGATCGGTGGTTCTTCAACACGGTGGATATATCGCAGTTATCAACCATGTCCACTGCTGTAGACCCGCTTAAGAACCTTGTTATCTGGTGTTTTAAGACCGTAGACCAGACGACTGCGCTGCTCATCTACAACTTTAACCTCTCTAAGTGGTCTTACGCTGAGGTTAACGTGGACACGATTGCATCTTCTACGGCTATTACAACGACCTCATCTTCTGGCCTTACTTTAGAGCAATTAGACGCATACGGAAGTATTGACACGTTACCTGCAAGCCTAGACTCATTTGGTTATACGGTGACATCTAACTTATTGACAGGGACGTTAGGCACAAAGATCGTTGCTTTCTCTGGCTCTGCGTTAACAGCCAACATCGTGACTCCTGACCTGTCTTTGAACGACATGCCTTCAGTCATGACGCTCATTCGTCCCGTTATTGACGGTGGTTCTTGTTCGGTACAGGTCAACTCCCGTAGAAGGCTGAACCAACAAACAGACTTTACAGGCTCAACCTACACGAGCAACGATGACAACCGTATCGGTTTACGCTCAGCAGGAACCTATCATCGAGTGAAGGCCATACCTACTGGTGTGTGGTCGTCTGCGGTTGGTTTAGACGTAACGATTGTTCCGCAGGGGATGCGATGATCTTTCGTACGCTTCCACCTTTCGGAGGCGACCAGAGGGCCGTTGCTGAGATTGTCCGTGGCATCATGGACGGTAAGACAAATAACACCGGAACGGTGACGCTTGCCACAGGAAACGCCACCACAACCACGATTACAGACGCGAGAATAGGGGTAGAAAGCAAGATCATTCTTGTTCCCTACTCTGCTGCCGCTTACGCTGATTCGATCCCGTATGGCTCGTTTTACGACGTTAACGACCAGTCTGCTGCAAGCACAACAACAGCGTATGCGATTACGTTTTCAAACACCGACTTAACAAACAACGTCTATCTTTCCAACTCCAGTCGAATCAACGTTAGGGCTGCTGGCAAGTATAACTTTCAGTTCTCGATCCAGTTTGCTAACGATGACTCGCAGATCCAGGATGTAGACGTATGGGTTAGGAAGAACGGGACTGATATTGCTGACTCGAACTCAAGGTTCTCGATTGATTCCAAGCATGGGTCGGTAAAAGGCCATGTTATTGCTGCGCTAAATCTCTTTGTAGACCTTGCTGCTAACGATTACATCGAATTGATGTGGGCTACAACGTCAACGCTTGTCATCATCGAGCATATCCCCACTCAGACGAGCCCTACGCGGCCTGCGACTCCTTCTGTGATTGCCACGATGCAGTTTGTTGGGGGGTTTTCTAACGGTGGGGTGTATGTTTCTAGCGTTACGAACGGGTCTGCGACGATTACTCATTTCCCGAATGCAACCTCCAGTAAGACGTACGGATATGTGGTGGTGGGATGAATGCAAGATACATCAAACCCGAAGAACTTAGGAAGATTTGGCCGTTCGTTAGGGCAGGATTGGAAGTCATTCTCAAGAAAAGTCCGGAGCAGTGGATACCGGAGGACATTTACGCAGACTGTTTTGCGGGAAGATCACTTCTTTGGATGTACTTTGAGGACAGTTATCCTTGCGGGTTTGTTGTTCTTCAGCCTATCGGCGATAATTTGCATATTTGGTGCGCTTATGGCAAGGGAGATTTTGATGCAGGCATGGATCATGTTCTCGTTCTTGCGAGAGAA